ACGCGCACGCTCAACAGCTACAGCCGCGCGAGCTAAATTGCAAAACGTGCACGTATATTGCAAAAGTTGCGGGCGGGAACGGCGATTGAATGAACAGAATATAACCACAAGCACGGGTTTTGCTTGCTTTCCGTGCCGGGTGGCTTACGGGCCTGTACCGGTATGAAGCCCGCCAGAATCGGGCGGTATGTTTTGCAATTTCGGTGATTCGTACCGGGTTATCCGGCCCCGAATCACCGCTCGTTTACGGCCCGTTACCGGGTCGCTGTCAGACCGTTACCAGCCGCCCGCCGCAAGGCCCTGGCCGGAAGCCGCCAGGACCGCCCACAAGGCTCGCCGGTTGTTCGCCAGCTCAACTGTGGGCCTTACGCCCTGGCTGGCCTGTGGTTGCCAGCCAGGGCCTTGTGACGGCCCTTCAACGGGGCGGCATTAAGTCTCCGGTCCCGTCTTCAGTACAACTATGGGATTGCGAAGCTCCGGGTGCGCCGTACGTTCGTCGGACGTGAATCCATCGACTGCTATGTCGATCCGTTCGTAGCACCGGAAGCACCGCTGCAACTTCACCCATCCAGCGGCGTCGCTGTAATCAATCGCCAGGCGAGACCGCACGCCGTACAGCAGGCCGCGCGAGAAGTCGCCAAAGGCAAGGAACCGCGTATCCGCCCCCACGGCCATCCTGCGCGGGAAGAACCCGGATACATGATGCCGGTAGCCCATGATCTCCGGCGGTTCTTTCTCGGAAGGCCGCTGCCAAAGTGGAAGTTGATTGTCGAGGTCGCGGGTCATCCCCTTGATAGCCGCGCGGGTTGTCGCGTGCATCAGCCAGGCGGCGTTGTCAAACGCCATGTCGGCAAGCTCGGCCTCCATGTTGGCTAAATCTATAAAATGGAATATGGCGACTGTCGCCCCGCTGGCAATCGTCACTTCCGTTACGCGGTCAGAGTTGAGAATGCCCGTGATCCCCGCGTAGGTCGGCGAGCCGTCGCCGACAAACGCCGCCTCGTCTTCCTTGTACCCCAGGGCGTACGCAAACTCCGTAGCCAGGTAATTGCCCAGGTTCACCGTCGAGTCCTGGAAAAGCTCGAAGTCAACATCGACGAGGGCAAGCAGCGTTTCGGGCGTGAGGCGAAGCCCGCCTATCGTTGGCGTTGACGGCGTGCCCGCCGCGCCGGCGGCTTTCCAATATGCCGTCGGCCCCGCCAGGCGGCGAAGCGCCAGATTGCCGCCGGCTGCCAGGGGCTGCTCGCGGCCGATCCGGGCGGCCAGGCCGACTTCCATCACCATCCGGCGGATTTCCATATCCACCTGTGGGCTTGGCACAAGGTATCCCCCTTCTTCGCCGCCGGCCGGGGATAAGTCTTTCGTCTCCCCGTGCCTAATCCGCAAGCAGAAATCGGCGAAGTCCTTCGCGTCGGCGTCATGCTGAAAGCCCATCATGGCTCGCCCGTCGCGCAGGACTTGGCCATCGCGCACGGGGCTGGACATGCGACGAATCACGGTCATCTGCGCGCTCTGCCTGGCCAGGCTCTTCATGTCGGCCTGCAACTGCAACACCTGCTGGGCAAGGTCATCCCGCCGCGATCCGGCCGCTTCGCCATCGCCCCCATCGGCGGCGAAGGCCGCCAGCTTGCCCAGGGCTCGCGTGATCTGCGGCGTGTTCGCGCCTTGCTGTGTCCGCGACAGGGCCGTGCCAAGTTCGGCCAATAGTTCGTTAAGCTTGTTCACTGTGATCTTCCTTTCTTGCTACCACAATAGCCGCGACGAGCCGCGACAGTTGTTCGATATTCGCCAATAGAAGCATCCGGCCGCTGCCGTCCATTACTAGCACGGCCTGACAGGCGGCCGCCGATAACGCCAAGAGCGCCGCCTTCAATTCTTCCACGAAACAAGCCTTGGCGAGCGCGGCCTGAAGCTTGCCGCCCGACGGTGCGCCACGTGGGGCGCTCGGGACTTCAGGCCGCGTTTTCGCCAAAGCAACCACGGGGCGAGACTCCGTTCCCTAACCGTGGATGTCGAAGGCCGGCTCCGCCGCCGGCAAGTTCTGCGCATCGCCCAGGATGATCGACACCGCCAGGGACACCGCCGCCGTGCCTATGACGGCGTACGCGCGCAGGTACCGCTTGCGCGTCGGCGTGATCCTGACGCGGCCCTGATACATGGCGATGTCGTTCGACGATGTTATGCCGGCGAAGGCCGCGCCGGCGATGTCGCCCCAGTTCGTTGAACCGTCATCCGACTCCTCAATGTGTACCGCCGCCGTTCCGCCGGTCTTCACGGCCCCGCAGTTGAAGACGACAAGAGCATCCTTGAAGCCCTTGGTGTCAACGGCCACACCTTCGACATTGCCCGCGCCGTGCTCGTCGGCCTCGATGGTCTGCACGGCCTTGAGTTCGCTTCCAACGTCCATGATTCTATCCTTTCACTTCGCCGGCCTTTGGCCGGCATGGTTCTTGGTTCTTGTTTGTGCTCTTGCTTATCCGCCTGTCTTGCCCGCGCCGGATGGTTAAGTGCCGGCCCCGGTCTTCAAGACAGAAATCGGGTTGGCGAGCTCCGGGTGCGCGGCGATCTCGGCGGCGGTGAACCCGTTGACGGCGATTGACACCCGCTCGTAAGCCCGCCACGAGTTTTGCAGGTTCGTCCAGTTCGGCGCGGGCGAGTAGTCGATGCTGACCGGCCCGCGACGGCCGATGTAAAGCCCAGACCGGAAATCCCCGAAGGCCATGAAGGTCGTCTCGGTGTCCGTGGCGGCGATGCCGCGCATCAGGCCCGAAGCGTAGTGCCTGTATCCCATGATCTCCGGGGGTTCGCCCAGTGTCCCGGCCTGCCAGATCAAATGGCCGGCCGTGTCTTCGAGCTTCTTGACCAGGGCCTTGACCGTCCGGTGGAACAGCCAGGCCGCGTTGTCCAGCCCGCCTTCCCAAACGGCGGCCTCCATGTCCACCAGGTCGGCGTACGTCAGGTCGCTGAAATCTTCATCGGCGGCGTCCATGTCGACGATGGTGACGCGGTCGCTGTTCAGAATGCCGGTGATCCCGCCGTACGTCGGGCTGCCGTCGCCGATGAAGGCGGCCTGGTCTTCCTTGTAGGCCAGGGCATACGCGAATTCGCCGGCCAGGTAATTGCCCAGGTCCGCCATCGAGTCCTGTTCAAGCTCGATGTCCACGTCCACCAGGGCCATCAGCGTTTCGGGGCGCATATCCAGCCGCCCGAACGTCGGCGAGGACGGCGTGCCGGCCGCGCCGCTGGTTTTCCAATAAGCGATCGCGCCGCCCAGTCGCCGCGTCTGCCCGAAGCCGCCGGCCCCCATCGGCACGGGCCGGCCGATCCGCGCCGCGATCCCCACGGTTGCCGCCATGCGCACTATCTCGGCGGCGATCTCCGGCGAAGGCAGCAAGTAACCGCCTTCCCCGCCTGACAGGGGCGTCAGGCTCTTCTTGTCGCCGCTGTAGAGCTTCTGGCAGAACGCGCCAAAATCTTTTGCCAGTTCCGGGCGCGAGAAACGGAATTGCGGATGTTCCGCCGCCCGATCTCCCGGCTCCATCAGTTTCGTTGCATACATAAAAATCTATTCCCTTCTTCACGGGCTGGGCCCGCGAGAGTTTTTGGTTTGTGTCTTGCCACGTTCACCCGCCGGCCAGGCCCGCCAGGGCCTTGCAGGCCGTCTCGAAATCCTTCGCATCTCCCCCGTCGTCTTCCCCCGGTTCCCCGTGGCCGCAACGGCCTTCCCTCTCGGTTTCCTCCCGCACTTCATCCCCAAGGTCATCCCCCATACTTCGCCCCGAGAAAACCGCCTTGCCGATCCAGTTCCCCTCAACGCCTTCGATTATGTTGCGGGATTGGATTGCCGGCGACGCGGCGTCCATGATGAAGATCCCGATGTCGGCCACGGCGTCGCGGAGATCCTCTTGCGTCGCCAGGTCCAACCCGCCTTTTTCCCTCGTCACTTCCCCGATTTTCCCTCGGATTTCCCCCGCTATTGTTTCGTAATCGGCCAGGGCCTTCGTGTCGCCGACGCACGCGGCAACGCCCGATATGGCCGAAACGAGAGTAAGCTTTATCTCTAGCGCCGCCGCCTCGACCTGGCCGCGCGTCACGCCGTCGCCTGGCAAGCCGCCTACGCCGCGCACGACCGTCAGCGCCTCGCGGTTCGCGCCCACCGGGCAGGCCGAGACCTCAAGCAATTCCATCTTGGTGTATCGCTTGCCCGACCGCGTCTTGCCAGCCGCCAGGGGTTCGCTCGCCAGCGGCGTGAAGCCGACTGAGACGGCGCTCATGTGCCCGTCTTTGTAGAGCGTCTTGTATTCCTGGCCAAGCGCCGTCTCGGCGAAGGTGATCCGCCCCACAAGCCCCACGCTGGGCACCACGGCGATCTGCTTGAAGGAACCCAAGACGGGCGATCTGCCGTTGTCGAGCCGATGCTGATGCTCAGCCAGGAAGACGGGGTTTTGCCGGAAGGCGTCAAGCTGCCAGCCGGCCTGGTCGATGATTTCCCCGTCGCGGTCTGCCGCGTCGGTGCTGCAAACGACTTCGATGTCCCAGCCCCGGCCCTCTTCACCGACAGCCTTGACAAATCCGGTTATGGTTTTTATTTCCATGTGCTGCCTCTCTCCCTACCGCGTCGGCTTTCCCGCCGGGTCGCTCTTGTTCTCGTTGTGGTAATGCGTGCCGCCGTTGTAGGTCACGCCGCCGCCCCGTTGCTCCGCGAGAAACCGCGACGCCGCAACCAACGTGTCTTCCTGCCCTACACCCAAGAAGAACTGCGACGCCCCCCAAATTGGCGACGCCAGTTCCGATTCAAGCTTGGCAGCTTGCCTCCTTATCGCCGCCGATCTTCCGCTCTTTACCAGTTGGTGAAGTTGAAACTCTATATCCTCCTGCGAGACAAGCCGCCCAAGCTGCTTATCCGTAGACGCGGCCTCCAAGAACCGCTCCAGGCCTTCACCTTCGCCTTCGGCTTGCTCACGTCTCATCCGGACGGTTGATTCTTCGAAATTCGCGTAATACTCTTCTGCGCCGACGGCCCGGCGCTGCTCTTCGTACTTCTTTCCGTACGCCGCGCGCGAGGCCCGGCCTTCGGGGCTTCCGATGCTCTGATTGAATCGGCCTTCAATCACGTCCAAGAACGTGGCCCCCGCCGCCTTGGCTCGCAAGGTTCCCATGCGCGCCCGCACGGTTGGATCGAAGGCTACCCCGTAGACCTGCGCGAGCTCCGGCGCAATGCCCAGCGCCTCGGCTGCCACCTTCGCGCCTTGTGGCCCGCCTGTTTGCATCGCTGTCGAAATGTACTGGCTCTGAAACGCCATAACTTCCGAGGCGCTCATGCCCGCCGGCCCCACCCCAGCCGCGCGGATAAGCTGTTCAAGGCTCGTCGCCAGGCGGCCGGGGTCAGATATGCGAAAGCTCATCGCCGACGCCATCGCCTGAAACTCGTCGGGGTCCATGCCGACGTTGACGGCCATCGGCAAAAGCCGCGCCATTATCCCGCCGAAGTCCTGCAACGTCATCCGGCTTGACCCGGCATAGGCCGTGCTCTTGGCCAGGAACGCGCCAAACTGCGCGGGGGTCTTGGCCAGGCCCGCTTCGTACGCGGCGATCTGTAGGCCCGCCACGGTCTGCCCGCCGGCCCCCGTGCCGCGCATCGTCTTGAAGGCCATCTGCTCCATCTGCGCGAGCGCCGCCGGCCCGCCGACTTGCTCCGGCGCGAAGCCCGACTCGATCTGAAACGCGGCGGCCCGCACTTCTTCCGGGGCGATCCCGTAAGCGGCCGATTGCTTCATCAGCCAAGATGCCGTCTTGGTTTCCCCTTGCCCGCGAATCTGTGCCAGTGCCCGCGTGTCATTCTGTTGTGTCAGGCCGACAAAGGACTGATAGTCCTGGCGGATTCGTTCCGAAGCCTCCTGCATGTTGGCAAGCACGCGGCGCATGGCCGCCCCCACCGCCGCCGCCGCCGCCAGGCCCGCCGTCCTCCACATATCCCAACTTGACGCGCCATCCTTAACGTCGCTGGCGGTCTTCTTCACGTCGGCGGATATTTGCTTTGTGGCTTGCGTAGTGCCTTGGCCGGCGTCCTTGGCGGCCTGGCCTACGCCATGCAGCCCGTCCGCGACGGCCTTCAGTTGCGCCCCGGCCTCTTTTGCGCCCGGCGTACTGACTGGAATTTTTACATCGTCAGCCATTGTTCAGCCACCTCGACACGATCTCGGCTTGCTCGCGCGTCGGGACGTCCAGGCCCGCCCAAATGCGATACGCTCGCGTGTAGACT